ATCTCTGAAACCCGCATAAAATAAGGGCTTTTGGCGTAACCAATAGGTTGAAAAATTCGGTTACGCATTGGTTACAAAATTAAAAAGTATATACAATTAGATTTATTATAACAAAATTAATTGAATATTGCAAAAATATTTAGTTGACATAATTTTTACAAGGAGTGGTTACAAAATGAAAAAAGACGATCTCAATAAAAAGCAAAGATATGCATTAGATACAATGCTGTCTGGCAGTAATGTTTTTCTGACAGGTGATGCCGGAACGGGCAAGACTACTGTTATTCAGACTTTCATCGACGAAGCAGAGAAAGCCGGCAAAAGTATTCTGGTATCTGCCACTACCGGAATAGCAGCAGACAATATCGGATATGGAGCTACTACCGTGCATCGTGCATTGAATATCTCAATTAAGTTTGAGGACTACAAGAAAAAAGTAAAATCCAGAGCTGAACTTCTGAAAGAAGCAGATATTCTCATTATTGATGAAATCAGTATGTGCCGGTTTGACCTGTTCAACATGATTGCAAAGACAATTATCACGGAAAACGAAGAGAGAGCCGTTGAAAGATTATTAGAAGGCAGCGATAAGGAAGATGTACAACTTATCGTAATTGGTGACTTCTATCAGCTTCCCCCAGTAATTACGACAGATGATCGTAAAATCCTCTGCCGGATGTATGGATCTGATTATGGAAAGGACGGAAAGTATGAACACGGATATGCTTTTATGTCTGAATACTGGAAAGATATGTCATTCGAATATATTAAGCTTGATGAAGTATGCAGGCAGAATGATGAGGGATTTAAGTATGTGCTGAATGATATTAAATATGGCAACAATATTAGAAAATCCATTGCATATCTGGAGAACAACGAATCAGACAAGGTTATACCGGAAGCACCGTTCTTGGTTGGCACTAATGCAGAAGCTGACAGAATTAACAATACTTTCCTTGGCAAGTTGAATAAAAAGACGGAAAAAGTGTTTCATGCAGCAGTTGACGGTGAGTTAACATCTGCCGATATCAAGAATATCGCATTTGCCAGAGAGGACTTAATTCTTAATGTTGGTGCAAAAGTGATGATTACAGTCAATGATTTGTCTGGGGATTATGTAAACGGAACAATCGGCATTATCCAGAAAATTGTGGACAACGGAGAGTTTGAGGAATCCTATCTGGTTATCAAGACCGATAAAGGCAAAACAGTTAATCTGCACAGATACAGTAAAGACATTGAGAAACAGGTTATCGAGGAATCTGAGCAGGAGAAAGACGGTCAGAAGATCGTAAAGGAGAAGATTGTCCGTAAAAAGGTTGGCTCGTTCTCCCAGTTCCCGGTAAAACTCGCCTGGGCGATCAGTATTCATAAATCACAGGGACAGACCTTTGAAAAGATTAATATTGATCCTTGTTGTTGGGATCCTGGACAGTTCTATGTGGCTGTTTCCCGGGCTAAATCAGCTAACGGCATACATTTTATCAGACCGATAAAGCAGAGCTATATAAAGGCGTTTAGCAAGGATAACGAGCGACTTCTTGAACAGAGTTTTGAGGTAGAAGAAGGTGTATAAGTATGAGAGTGACGCATGAGCAGATACCGAACACCATAAAGTTTTTACAGATTGACTTTCCGGCACTGGTCCTCCAGACTGCCGGAATTGAGGCAAAAGATGAATACTGGCAGCAGGTAGTTGAACAGATCCATGTTGTATCTGAAAAATATAACAAAAATGGATTTGTAGATCACATGCTTGTTGCTTATTCGAATTATCTTTCCAAGATGTTTAATAAGGCAAAAGAATTGGAAAAGGAGAATCAAAATGCCGTACAGCACAAAGAATAGATACGAACAGGGACAAGCCCTCAGAAAAGAAATTTATATGTATATCGTCAGTTATATCAAACTGGTTGGATATGCACCGTCAGTCACAGAGATTTCTGAAAGGGTGGATGCCGGGAGAGCTACGGTCTGGAAGCATATCAATAATCTGGTTGATGATGGTTTGCTCAAGACGAACCATCCCAGTACCGACAGAGCATATACTCCGGTTGGGTACGGAATAAGAGAGATAAGCAAGGAGATAAAATGAAACTTTATAACATTGTTACAGCAGATGGTACATTCGTCGACAGTATGAGCAGAATAGAGATTTTGGAACGGTTCGGGATTTCTAAAGGCGTCTTTCAAAGATATCTGGATAATGGCGATCTGTTAGAAGGGAAATATCAGATAAATGATTATGACTGTGACATAAAAGCAAGGAAATGTAAGGACACGGAATTATTCTTGCAGTTTGATGTTCTGACTCAGAAGATAAGGAGGGCTGTCGGATGGGAAAGTTGAAGATTAAAAAGCCAAAAAATCAAAGAAGCTTAATCCCGGCACCACTTAACATAACTGGCTTTACAATGGAGCAGGCTTCCAGACAGACTGGCGTAAGAATCGAATCTCTTAAAACGTATTTGGATTCAAAAGAACAGGAAATTAGAGAGCAGCTTATCAAAGAATCACAGGAAAAGCTGTGGAAAGCAGAAGATTATATTGCTGTGGCAAATATTTTAATTTCTGTTATTGCAATCAAAAAAGCATGGGGATTCAAGAAAGCAAACCAGAATTTCATTGATAAGATTACTGAAGCAGAAAAATATGTTGAGGAAATCGGCGTTGAAGCAGCATATAAGGAAATTAAGGAAGAAATGGGTTTGCAGATTGAATTTGATTCTTTTGATATTAACAAGGAATTTGGGTTTGGAGAAAATGAGGGGAATGGATAAAAATGAAATTCATAGATTTTTTTGCCGGAATCGGAGGTTTTCGCAAAGGAATGGAATTGGCAGGGCATGAGTGCGTAGGGTTTTGCGAGTTTGATAAATTTGCGACTGCGAGTTATATCTCAATGCACTTGCTGACAGACGAGCAGCGAAAGACATTGGGAGATATTCCTATCAAGAAAAGACAGAAAGAAATATTAAAGGAGGAATACAGAAATGGAGAATGGTATGCAAATGACATTAGAAGAGTGTATGCCAGAGACATTCCAAAAGCCGACTGCTGGTGTTTCGGATTCCCTTGCCAGGACATATCCGTTGCAGGAAAGCAAGCCGGATTTCAAGGAAACCGTTCAAGCCTGTTTTTCAGAGTTATGTACCTTGTCGGACAGCTCAAAGAAGAAGATAAACCCACTTACCTTTTCATTGAGAACGTTAAAAATCTGCTTAGTGTTAATGGGGGATGGGATTTCGCCAGATTGCTCATTGAAATGGAGCAATGTGGGTATGATGCAGAATGGCAGGTGCTCAACTCCAAAGATTTCGGAGTGCCACAGAACCGGGAAAGATGCTTTATTATCGGACATCTTAGAGGGAGAAGTACCTCAAAAGTATTTCCTATCGAAGGAACAGACGGAAAAAATAGTGTTTCGTTAAATCTTTTTGGTTGTCTTAGTGGTAGAAATTCACAGCGAGATAGAGTTTATAGCAGCGATGGATTAGCACCAACAATCAGTACGAAGCCAGGAGGAAATACAGAGCCTAAAATAGCAATTCCAGTATTAACACCAGACAGAGCAGAGAAACGTCAGAATGGAAGAAGATTCAAAGAAGATGGCGAGCCAATGTTTACATTAACATCTCAGGATAGACACGGGGTCGCAATTGATCCGCTCGGAGTATTGCGTAACGTTCGCACAGAATATGGAAAAGAAATCCGCAAGGATTACGAAAGTGGAAAACTTGATATTTCCAGACATGAATTTCTTGCTAATGAAATCAGAGAAGATGGAATTGCAAATACATTGTCTACAGTCCAGAAAGATAACCGGCTTGCGGTAAAAGTGGCAGAAGCAACTAAACAGGGATATTCAGAGTGCAGAGTCGGCATTGATGCAGTGAATTTATCAGTACCAGGAAGTAAAACCAGACGTGGAAGAGTCGGAAAAGAAGTTGCAAATACACTAGATACAAGCTGTAATCAAGGCATATTTGTGAAAGTTTCCGATGAATTAATTGTATATGCAGTCTGGTATGAAAAATATCAGTGCTACATAGCAATCAGGAAACTGACACCGAAAGAATGTTTTCGGCTACAAGGTTGGTCTGATGATTATTTTGAAAAAGCACAGTTCGTAAATTCTGACAGCCAGTTATACAAGCAGGCAGGAAACGGCGTAACAGTGACAGTTATAGAAGCCATGGCAAGAAAAATGAACGTAAATCTAAATTGATAGCGTGCCAGCTACTTACATGGGGAAAGTGAGGATGGAATGAGAAGCTACATAATAAATTTTCCAAGAGGACTGGAAGTAGATATTTTCAACCTGCCAGAGGACTTCAAAGAACAGGTTGAGCAGGCATTCAAAGAGTATACATCTGGAACGGCAAAAGCGTATATGTACGTTGACAAGTTAGGATTTATTGACCGTTGCGTAGAATGTCTGAACGGGGATGAGGATTCAGACGATGTTGTAAATTCATTGGTTGAAGAAACAATGATTGCCGAATGGAGAAACAATGGCGAAATCATCAAGGAAGATGATATATACAGCATTGATTTCATGAAAGATTGCTACAGAAAAGGCAAGGAAGACGCAAGGCTGAACTCTCATTTTGGAACTGACGATCATCACATTTACGATCAGATTCAGAAAGTTCTGGTGCAGGTAATTACAATTGTGATGAATTATGAGGATAAGGAGGACGCGAAATGTTAATCAGAAGTCAGAATAAAGAGATATTAGTTAATTTTAATGTATCAGCTGGTATCGAAATTGCAGAAGGGACTACAAAAACAGTTGTAACATCATATATCACTGGATGCAGTTATTTACTCGGAGAATATTCCACCAGAGAAAAAGCCATGAAAGTACTGGATATGATTCAGGAAGCCTATGTAAATGGACATATTAATTATCAGATGCCAGAGGATTCGGAGGTGGAAGTATGAGCCATATCAAAGACAGATTAAAGCAGTACAAGGATAAATATTCAGACTGCTACAAATACGCTGGGGTGTATGCCAAAGTTATTCAAGATATGATTGAGCAGCTTCAGGCTGATCTGGAACAGGATGAGAAAGAAAATGGTTGGACTCCAGTCAGCGAGAGATTGCCAGAGGAACGCGACTGGTTCCTTGCAGTGTTCAGAGAATTAGATACAGGATATCAATTAATTCCAAGGATTGCAGAGTTTATAAATAGACCGGATGATGAGCACGCAACGTCTGATGGTTGGCATATTATAGATTTTTTCGAAAGACCGAAAGAATATATAAAATTGTTAAAATGCGTTGCATGGATGCCACTTCCAGAACCATATAAGGAGGACTAAATGGGAAGATGTAAATTAGAATGCCCGGATGGTGAAACAGAGTGCTGCATCTGCTGTACGAAACAGGATTCTTGCCAGTGCAGATGTGACGATATGGACAGTTATGAATATGTAGAGGAGTGCGAAGATTATGTGAAGGAGGAAGAAATATGATTACATTCATATTAGGATTCACCCTTGGAACCATATTCGGAGCAACTGGTCTTGTATGCGTAGCGATTATGTACAACAAGCACCACCCAGGCGAATGAAGCAGTTGATATCGTAAAAAGTGGAGGAATTAAATGAGTAGACTAATAGATACAGACGAATTAATTAAATACATCAAAATTTGGGAAATCGGCACAAGTATTAGCTCTGACCAAAAAGAATTTATTGATTGTGTTAATAAACAGCCGACAGCTTTTGATGTGGACAAGGTTGTGGAGCAGTTAGATACATACATAACAAAACTGGTTGGAAGAAATGCTGCACTATATCAGACGGTTATGCAAATCGTGAAAGGCGGTGGAGTTGAATGAGAGAAATTCTTTTCAAAGCAAAGAGAAAAGATAATGGTGAATGGGTAGAAGGATATTACGTTTACGATAATGTGAAAAATAAAGCTTTTATTTGCGCTACTCGCCTGCTTTATGAGTGGTTGCCAAAGGTTATGTGGATAGAAGTAGACCCCAATACCATCTGCCAGTTCACCGGGATGACCGATAAGAACGGGGTGAGAATCTGGAAGAATGATATTGTTGAGGCATGGAGCCAAGGCTCAAGAGCAATAGGTACAGTTAAACAGCGTGTAGATGGACTGTGGATTATGTCTCCAGCTTGGCAGAATCATGAGTTCTGGGAGTTGAAACCGAATAGTAACGGAGAAACCACGGTAGAGGTACTAGTTAATGTCTTTGACAATCCAGAATTATTACAGGAGGTACGCCAGAATGAGCAAAGTTAAAAATTTCGGAACAAAAGCGTATGTATGTGCAAGATATTTTCTTAGACCGGGCAAGTGTTTCAAATATATTGATCAGCACGGCGAGGATGTCACAGAACACGTCTATGAGGTCATGGCATTATATCCGTACTGTGTCCTGTTAAGAGATACCAGAAATGGGGTCAGGACTTGCCCGGGGTATAATACTTTGAGTCTGATGCTGAGAGGAAGTGAAGCATATGAGTAAGTCAATAGTAGTGGTGGATACACCAGAAACTTGTGTAGATTGCCAATTCTGTTATGAATTAGATGAAGGTGTTGAAGCATGTTGTTCAATTTCAGATGACAATAAAGACGCAAGCATCATGAAGAAAATTGATTGTGAATATGGATATTGTCAAGGTAAGCCTGATTGGTGTCCGCTTATGGACTTGCCAGAGAAAGACAATGGAGACTATCCGGCTAATACATTTGATGCAGGATTTGTAGAAGGCTGGAACCAGTGTATTGATGAGATTGCAGGAGGTGAAGTAGATGGAGAGATTAACAGAAAGATATGATATTACACCAGATGGAGAATCAGATGTTTGGGTTAAACAGCACGATTACATTTCAGCGGCGCGAAAGCTTTGCGATTATGAGGATTTAGAAGAACAGGGATTGCTTGTGAGGTTGCCAGACGATTTAAACAGAGTATTGTATCAAATAAACTATAGATGGACAGAATGTACTGAATACGGTGAGGAAAATAATAAATGTGAAATCTATGATTGCAAATGTGAATGTGATAGCAAGAAAGAATACTATATAACCGAAGTTGGTTTCCAATATATTTCGACTGGAAATTATTATGATCGTCTTGGTAAAACCATATTCCTCACTCGTGAAGAAGCTGAGAAGAAGTTGGAGGAGATAAAGAGATGAATAATAAACCTACACCAGACATAACGCCAAATCTTGCTATATCAGCATACCACGTACTACAGCAATATTTCACTGGGCAGCCAGCGGATTGCAAAGGCTGCGGATTCTACGAACACTGTCCAGAATGTTTTCAAGGCATACCATGTGACTGGAGCTTGAATGAAGAAGGTGAAATAAATGAAGTTAAGAAAGGCAACGCTGATTGACTACGGAGTGCCGCCGGATGATATACCTATGCTACAAAGCCATTTACGGAATCTTAACGAGAGTGACAAATACAATCTGTTGCAGGTATCTATCAAATATGCGCCCGGCATTGAATCACAAATCTATGACAGCATCGTGAACAGCATCGGTTATCGGACAATGGAGAAGATCAGGACAGTTCCTGCAACAGAGAATGACTTCTACGGCTACAAACGTAAGGTCATGGCGGAATATTATCATTTAGCCAAGCTGATTGGCAGACTTTAAAAAACTTAAAAATTTATAAAAGTGGTAGAGAGCTAAATCTCCCCAGTGTGGTATTATATTTGTATATAACTGCTATACTGGGGATTTTTTTTGAATTGAGGTGATAATATGGCGAATTTAAAAGCAGTTACAAGAAAACTTCAAAAAGCTATATTATCCACCGGATTAATTATAAAAATCGGAACATCGCAATTCTACAGCCATGAGCAGGAACGGTTGATAACAGTAACAATTATATCAACACCTACACTTCACCTCACAAAAAGGGGCGAATGGAAAGATTGTGATTATGAAATATTACGAACTGCATCTCAGTATGATGTGGTCATGTGCCTAAAAGAAATATGGGAGACAGTCAGAAAATGAGGATAGACAGAGGTGATTAGATGGACTTAACGCCGAAGCAGAAAGCGTTTGCAGATGAATATATAAAGAATGGCGGAAATGCATCTGATGCCGCGAGAAAAGCTGGGTATGCTGAGAAAAACGCAGAAGTAATAGGAGCACAGAACTTAAGAAAACTTAATATTTCTTCTTATATAGCCGAAAAGCAGTCTCTCATCGAAAAGCAAAAAGGCACTGACATTATGTCGCTGGCAGAAATTCAGCAACGCCGTTCCATGATTGCAAGGGGCGAGCTGACTGATTCATTCGGATTTGCTCCGGACTTCTCCGATCAGCTCAAATCCATGAATGATTTGGAGAAGGCATTAAAGATTAAGCAAGAGCAGGAAGAAAAGAAGGCAGCAGAGGAAGCTGCTAGAAATGCGAAACCGTATCACATGGATCTGTATAACATTCCCGATTGCTTTCACCGGACTATTAGAGATATTCGAGACAAGGAACATCTGGAGTATGTATTTAAGGGTGGACGTGGCTCCACGAAATCAACCACTGTTGGAATGACTATAGTAGAGTTGATGAAGAACAATCATGACATCCATGCTGTGGTTTGTCGTAAGGTCGGGAATACTATTAAAGATTCTGTATATAACAAAATTAAATGGGCTATTGGAAAACAGGAATTTACAGAAGAATTTGATTCTAAACTTTCTCCTATGGAGATTACATTAAAAGCAACCGGACAAAAGATATACTTCCGTGGCGCCGATGATCCTGACAAGATTAAATCTATCAACCCCGAGTTTGGATATATTGGCATTCTCTGGTTTGAGGAGTTGGATCAATTCGCAGGTCCGGAAGAAATTCGTAAAATTGAACAGTCGGCTATCCGTGGTGGTGACCTTGCATGGATATTTAAGAGCTTCAATCCACCAAAAACAATGAATAACTGGGCTAATAAGTATGTTCTTGAACCAAAAGAGAACAGAATAGTTCATTCATCAACTTACTTGGACGTGCCAAAAGGATGGCTGGGGCAGCCATTTATTGACGAAGCGGAGCATCTAAAAGAAGTCAATTCAAATGCTTATGAACATGAGTATATGGGAATCGCGAACGGAAACGGCGGAAACGTATTTGAATATCTGGAAATTAGAGATATTACAGACGAAGAAATCGGTCACATGGATCGCATTTTCGCTGGTGTAGATTATGGATGGTACCCGGATGCCTTCTGCTATCTCCGAACTTATTACGATTCTGCCAGAGAGAAAATATATCTGATTGACGAATTGTATGTAAATAAATGGAGCAACTCCAAGACCGCTGATTGGATTAAGAAAAAAGGCTATGATGATTACACGATGATATGCGATTCTGCGGAGCCTAAATCTGTGAATGACTTCCGGGACGCCGGACTTCCTGCCAGAGGAGCAATCAAAGGACCGGGAAGTATCGAGTATGGTTTTAAATTCTTGCAAACAAAGACCATAGTCATTGACCCGAAGCGAACACCGAACGCATATAAAGAAATCACAGAATATGAGTACGATCGGGACAAAGAGGGAAATGTAATAAGCGGTTATCCTGACGGAAACGACCACGCAATCTCGGCGCTCAGGTATGCTTATGAGCCGTTATTTAACAGAAGGGGGCACAGTGCATAATGAGTAGAATAGGAATAGAGCTACCGAAAGAGTATTCGGACAGATTTGACAAATTACGTCAGAATCGAGTAGAAGTCAGTTTTTATAAATATGGCACAGCAGCAGACAACTTCGGAATGAAATTAGTAGATGCACTTGAATCACACGATATGTGCATTAAAAAATATAAAGAAACTGGAAATACAGAATATCTTTGCGATGCAGCAAATTATCTCATGTTTGAGTTTATGTATCCACAGATTCCGAATGCATTTTTCAAAGCAACAGATAGCGGAGAGAGTGCCGGAGTTGCCGGAATGCCAATAAATCAGCTAAAAGAAAAATGGTGACTAAATGGGACTTATAACAACGCTAAAAAGGTGGTTTAACATGATTTTCAAAAAACAAGCCGAAGAGGATTTCAACATCCAGGCAGCAGAATTTCCAGAGATGGAAGCATTGATTGATAAATGTGCAAACATATATCGAGGCGTTCCATACTGGTTAGATGATAAGAATAATATCAAGACAATCAATTTTGCGAAATCTGTCTGCTCAGAGACAGCCCGGCTCGCAACATTGGCGATCGGCATTCAGATAGATGGTTCCGCAAGGGCTACGTGGCTTCAAGAGCAGATTGATAAAGTGTACTTCCAAATCCGCCACTGGGTAGAATATGACTGCGCTTACGGAACAGTATTCATCAAACCAAACGGCGAGAGCCTTGATGTATTTACTCCGGCAGATGTAATGATCGTGGATTATGACGATCAGGAAATTAAAGGGATTATTTTCAAGGATTCTTATACTGTTGGACGGAAATACTATACACGGCTTGAATATCACAGGTTTGTTGAGACTACCGTGGACGGCGTAACAACTTATCCGTATTATGTTTCCAATAGAGCCTATGTATCAAAATCCCCTCAGAGTATCGGCGATAAGATTGACCTCAAACAGACCAAATGGGCTGACCTGATGGCAGATACGCCGCCGATTCTTAAAGCAAATGGAGAGAAGCTGGATGGACCTCTGTACGGAGTATTGCGGACACCACAAGCAAATAACGTAGATATTAGCACACCATTGGGACTTCCGATATTTGCCGAAGCCATTGAAGAGTTAAAAGATCTCGATATTGCATACAGTCGCAATGCCGGAGAGATTTTTGATTCTCAGAAGATTGTTCTAGCAGATGATAGACTGCTGATGCCAAGCGGTACACCTGTGTCAGCCATGTCACCACAGGGCATGGAGAACAGACGGAATGAGATGAGGTTACCGCACTTTGTTAAGAATGTATTCGGACAGGACGCGAAAGAATTTTACCAAGAAATTAATCCAGTTCTCAATACAGATACCCGTATAGTCGGCATGAACGCCCTTCTAAACCAGATAGGATATAAGATTGGATTCTCCAACGGGTATTTTGTTTTTAATGAAAAAACCGGTATGGTGACGGCTACGCAGGTAGAAGCAGACGACCAACGGACAATTCAGTTTATCAAGGACGTTCGGGATAAACTAGAGTGTTGTTTGAATGACACTATATACGCCTTAAATACATTTGCAGATTTGTATGGCATCGCACCAGATTCTAACTGGATTTACGACGAAAAGAAAAAGAAATACGTCCAGTATATAGTTAATTATGATTTTGGCGATTTTACATACAACAGAGAAGAAGACAGGATAGCGTGGTACAGTTATGTAAATTCTGGACATGTGGCATTTTGGCGCTATTTGATGAAATTTTATGGATATACCGAAGAGGAAGCAAAAAAAATTTCACAAGAAGCCAAAGAGGAAAACAAAACGAGAAGCTTTTTTGAAGAAGAGTAATGAGATTAGAACAATGGTCAAAGAAGCTCAGCCAGATGAGCCAACATTATTCGGAGAGGAGTAAAAAAGATGGCAGATAAACCAGTAACCAGAGAAGAAAAGTATCTTGCGTACTTGACAGGTGATTACAAGGGTGAACTCCCGAAGCCGATCACGCGAAAAGAGAAGTATTTATATGAATTATGCTTAAAAGGAATTGGCGGTGAAATCTCACCGGAAGAAATCAAGAATGCAGTAAATGAGTACCTTGAAAAGAATCCAGTCAAGCCCGGAGCCACGACAGAACAGGCACAGCAGATTGAGCAGAACAAGACGGACGTTGCTTCGCTAAAGGAAGATATTGTGAATTTAAAAGAATATGTAAAAGGTGCAAATCTCCCTGAAACATGGGAACAGGTCGTACTTGCGATTAAATCAAAGTTGCATAGAGAAATGTATGCAGTAGGAGACAAGTTCAACAACATCTGGAAAAACACGAATAATTCAAATAAGGAATATGACAATCCGCTCAGAATCAATCATTTCGAGGACAGATTAGAACTAGAGGACGGAACCACTGTTAATGGAATGTGGCTCCAGACAGTGTATGCGCATCTGGAAGGTGTGCAGTTCTCACATCAGCAGGCATTCTACGTTTCTGATGAGGGCATGACAGCAGGTACTTACTGCATTGGATTTGACTATACAGTGGGTAATAATGGTTATGTAAATAAAGGTGATTACTGGAATTTCACCTTAACAAAGGGCGTTCCAGCAGGAGGAAAACTTACAGGATGCTATGCTGCTCCAGATACAGACCCGAAGAACTGGAGGATTTACATATATTCCGCAGACGGCAAGACAATCCTTGAAACAGTTTCCGCTGTAAACAAAGGACAGGAAGGAACCCTACTGGGTGTTATGAGTGTATATGGCGATGAAAATCTGAACGGTATTCAGCAGATGGCATATGGCGACAACCGATATGCTACAAGCGCAATAAGACAGTACCTGAACAGCGACAAGCCAAAAGGTGAATGGTGGACAGCGCAGACCAAATGGGACATTGCGCCAGACCAGTTAAGCCAGATTGACGGATATCTCTGCGGTATGGATTCAGAACTACTGGCGGTACTCCAACCGATAAAAGTTGTAACATACTGCAATACAGTCACAGCAACCGGACAGAAACAGGTTAAGGATATAACGTACGACAAAGTTACATTGATATCTCTGGAACAGATGTACATAGAACCACAGGTCGCAGGAGAAGGAGAAGCCCACGAATATTACAAAGAACTCAATGGAACGGCTACAAAATTCCAATGGTGGCAGACCTACGAAATTTTAAAAACATTCGCTGTTGAAAGTCCGACAAGTCCTCAGAGTGTCCGTCTGCGTTCGGCGAGTCGCAGCTACGCGTACAACGCCTGGTATGTGAACTCCAACGGCAACGCCTACAGCAACAACGCCAGCAACGCGCTTAGGTCAGCCCCGCTTATGTTCATCGGCGCAGCCACGGATGTAGAGAGTACCTAGGAGACAGTAGCCTAATGGCGGTAAATGTCTCTGATGTGTAACAGAAATTGTAAAGAACTATGGAAAGGAGCAAATAAGAATGTTTTTCATAAAAAGAATCCTGTCTATCAGACAGGAAAAGGAAATAGAAATTCTCAAGGCAACAGTAGTAAAGCAGAAAGAAAAAATAGAGAATCAGAAAACAATGATTCAGTACCTTGCAGCAATGACAGATATTTATATTCCAGAAGAAACAGAGGAGGAAGAAGATGTACAGAATTTTATTGAAAATGAAGAAAATGTATAACCACGAAGATTGGCTGAAAATGGTAGAGCAGGCAAAGGAACGTGGAAAACTTACAGAGGAAGAATACCATCAACTGGTTAACTAAAGGGAGCTTTAATTAACCAGTAAAATCCAAAACATGTGCCACGACATTTATCGAAAGAGGTGATATACTATACTTAGTCCTGAATATTTGCGCCGGATAACAGAGGGCAGTGAACAAATCGCCGAAGAACTGCATCAGTATATCATCTCTGAGATCGTGTCTCGAATGATGGCAAGAATCGGCAGAGGTGAGGATTATATTCTAACCAATGCCGATGCGTGGAGAATCAGAACGCTACAGGAATCCGGTGAATTGTTAGAGGACATTCTAGCGGAACTATCCAAATATACCAAACGTGAACAGCAGGAGCTTCTTGAAGCGTTTGAAGATGCCGGAATCACTGCGATGAACTACGATGATAAGGTATATAAGGCGGCAGGATTAAGCCCTGTGCCGCTCGAACAGTCCCCGGCTATGATAAGGCTCATGGAGCGAAATATGCTTGCAACTATGGGTGAGTGGAAGAACTTCACACGAACAACCGCAAGTGCCGCTCAAAGGCTCTATATCGAGCAATGCGACCTTGCATATAATCATGTAATGACTGGGGCAGTTGGATATACGCAAGCCATCAAAGAAGCAGTCAACAACGTTGTATCAGATGGTGTTACCGTCACATACCCATCTGGCAGAAAAGACACGATTGAAACCGCAGTTGCACGTTCTGTCAGAACTGGCGTGGCACAAGCTACTGGTGACATATCCCTAAAACGCATGGAAGAAATGGACTGGGATTTAGTTCTAGTCAGTGCTCACATAGGAGCCAGAACGGGTGACGGTGGCCAGAATCCGGGCAATCACTCATGGTGGCAAGGCAAGATATACTCTCGTTCTGGTAAGAGCAAGAAGTTTCCGCCGTTCTCATTGACCGGATACGGAACAGCAAGTGGACTGTCAGGCGTCAACTGTCGGCATAGCTTTGGGGCAAGCGACGGAGAATTTAATCCCTATGCGGAACTATCAGCGCAGGACAAAGCCGACAAAGGCAAACAGTACGAAAAGGAACAGAGACAACGTACTTATGAACGGAGAATCCGAAAGACAAAGCGTGAAGTCCTTGGACTGCAAGCAGGAGTTGACAATGCACCGAATGAAAAGGCAAAATTCGCACTCCAGCAAGACCTTGACCGGAAGTCTTATCTTTTACAGAAACAAAATGCTGCATACAAAGATTACTGTAAGCAGAACGGCCTGAGGGAACTACAAGACCGGCTCATGATTGCTAAGTGGAATCGCCAGAACGCCGCTAAAGCCAGGGGAGCGGCAAAAAGATATAAAACAGCAAAGGGGATTGACTGATGGACAGATGGGAATATTTCAATCCGAATCCTGTTAAGGATAAGAGAACAGGAGATTGCGTTGTCCGGGCAATATGTAAGGCAACCGGGTTCGACTGGGAAACGGTATTTGCCGGATTAATGGTACAGGCGTGTGCTCTGTCAGATATGCCAAGTGCAAATTATGTCTGGGGTGCGTACCTCTATAAACGTGGGTACAGACGCAAACTGATAGAACAGTCAGAACGATATGTCTATACAGTCAACGACTTTTGTGCAGACCATCCGACAGGTACATATATCCTCTGTATAGATGGTCATGTAGTGACAGTACAAGAGGGTAAATATTTCGATACATGGAATAGCGGTAATGAGATCCCGGTATATTACTGGGAAAAGGAGTAGCTAAATGAGCATATCAGAATTTGTACAGATTTTCCTTTCGATCTGCGGAGGGGTGTCCATTGTCGGAGGGGCAACAGCTGTAATCTTTAAATGGATTACTCCGGCGTTTCGACTTAATAAGCGAGTAGAGACGCTGGAAGAACATGATAGACGAGACTATGAAAGTCTTCGGAGAATCGCAGAACGAGATTCATTAATTCTGGAAGTGCTGTCGACCATGTTGGATAGTCAGATTAGTGGGAATAACGTCGAGGAATTAAAAAAAACAAAACAGAAGCTTACAAATTATCTTGCACAGAATCAACGTTAGCATTAGTAAGGGGTATGCTCATGAAATTATATGTGTTCACAAAGAAAGATATAGACAGATTCTTGATAGAGTGCAATTTTACACCGGATGAAGAAAAACTATTCCGATTGAGATGCAAGGAATATACGCTCGAATATTGTGCTGAACAGATGAATGTGAGTATATCTACGGCGAAGCGATTAAGCCGGAGGGTGAATAATAAAATAATTAAAGTATGCTGATACTTTTTGGACACTAATTAGAGCCAGAAACGAACTGTTTCCGGTTCTTTTTTTATGCAAAAATATAATCAGAAAGGTGGTGCATAAGATGGCATTATACAACAATCCTTATCAATACAGTTTTGGCGTTCCGGGACAGATGAACCAATTTCAGCAACAGCCTGTCCAGATGCCAGCTCAACCAGTACAACAACCACAGCAGAATAATAATGGAATCCTGTGGGTATCCGGCGAAGTCGGCGCAAAATCCTATCTGGTAGCCCCCGGGACAAGTGTTTTGCTGATGGATTCAGAGAGCGAAAAGTTCTACATAAAATCTACAGACGTTTCTGGTATGCCACAGCCATTACGGACGTTTGAGTATCACGAGGTAGGCACTCAGATGCCACCTAAACAGCCTGTTCCGAACATGGACAGTAAATATGTCACCAGACAGGAATATGACGATTTAAAGGGCAAATACGAAGCTATCATAAACCGATTAAATTCTTTTTCTGAACCTGTTAGGGCTAATACCGTGCAGGAATCAGCAGCCAAGGGAGGAAGCGCAGATGAGTAATCCATTATTCAATGCCCTCGGTGGTGGGATGCCACAGGGAAACGGACCAATGCAGATGATACAGCAGTTTATGCAGTTTAAGCAGAATTTTAAGGGAGACCCGAAAGCAGAAGTTGAGAAGATGTTACAGTCTGGGAAGATTTCGCAGCAACAGCTCAATCAAGTTCAACAGATGGCAGGACAGTTTCAGCACATGTTGAAAGGAATGAAATAGTACATTACAATCTGGCCAGATTGATGTAAATACACAATAAAGGAGATTATATTATGGATGGAAATTATAGCTTAGCAGATATTGCTGCTGCTACTGGAAACGGCAGAAATAATGACGGCATGTTTGGTGGAGATGGTAGCTGGTGGATTATTGTTTTATTCATTTTTGCTTTCTTCGGATGGGGAAACAACGGCTGGGGCAATAATGGAAACGGCGGTGGATATACAGCCACAGCAGCTACTCAGGCAGATATTCAGAGAGGATTTGACAATTCAGCGGTAATCAGCAAACTTGATGGAATCAACAGTGGTCTGTGCGATGGCTTTTATGCCATGAATAATGGTATGCTTACCGGATTCAATGGAATCAACACAAACATCATGCAGACCGGCTTCGGAATCCAGCAGGCTATTAATGCCGATACTGTGGCTAATATGCAGAATACTAATGCTTTACAGGCACAGCTTGCGAACTGTTGCTGCGAAACCAGAGAAGCAATTCAGGGCGTAAATTACAATATGGCACAGAACACCTGCGCATTGCAGAACACCATGAACAGCAATACAAGAGACATTATTGACAGTCAGAACGCTGGAACAAGAGCCATTCTTGACTATCTTTGCAATGAAAAGATTTCTAGTCTGCAGGCTGAGAATAATGATCTCAGACGTGCTGCTTCTCAGGACCGCCAGAGTGCATTGCTCACAACTGCAATGGCTTCTCAGACACAGCAGCTCATTAATGCGATTAATCCGGCGCCGATTCCGGCATATCAGGTTTCTAACCCGAACACATATTACGGATGTGGATGCGGATGCAACACCGGATGTAATTGCTGATAACTTCATATCGAGAGTATCTTTCGATTGATTCGAATGTCGGCTTATGCCGTATTACACAGAGGGGCAGGCTGATACCTGTCCTTTTGTGATATGAAAGGGGTAAAAATTATGGCAGAATTTACAAATGTAGCTGCTCAGACTGTAGCAGCAAATGGAAATGTAGTATATTCAAACGCAGCAGTTAAGGGTTCTAACTGCATTCAGCACAGAGAGGGAAGTGGAATCATCACTCTGAGAGGACTGACTAATCAGTGTAAAGCAAGATTCTTCGTGGATTTTTCTGGCAATATCGCAATTCCAACAGGCGGTACTGTCGGGGCTATTTCTCTGGCTATTGCAATCTCTGGTGAGCCGGTTCTTTCTTCTCAGATGATTTCCACGCCGGCGGCAGTAGACCAGTACAACAATGTGTCCGCAGGTATCTATATTGATGTACCTCGTGGATGTTGCGTTAACATCACAGTGGAAAACACAAGCGACCAGGCAGTATCTGTTGCGAACGCAAATATTATCGTAACCAGAGAAGCGTAGGAGGTGTGATTATGAGAGACATTAAAGACTTATGTGCAAGAATCGAAGATGAGCTTTCCAAAATCGCTGATAATGGACTGACCACTGGAAATCTGGAAATGACATACAAACTGATTGATATGTACAAAGACATAAAGAACACGCAGTACTGGGATAAGAAAGTGGAGTATTACAACACTGTCCTTGATGAGATGCGTGGTGGATACAATGACGATTACAGCGAACGTGGAAGAAAACGTGATAGCATGGGGAGATACAGTGCAAATGACGGCAGAATGATGCCGGATTACGACCGGGGCAGTTCTTATGCCAGACGTGGTGAACATTATGCTAGAGGACATTACAGCCGTTCTGACGGACGAGATGCTTATGACGACTATATGACACAGAAACAGAGCTATCGCTCCGGCAAATCTGAGGACTGCAAGAGGAAGATGCTCGCCGCTCTGGAAGAGCACCTTGACGAACTCACAACAGAAATGAGTGATATGTCCAAGGATGCAGAGTGCCGGGAAGAACGTGACCTTGTCAAGAGATACGTAGAAAAACTCCGTGATATGCTCTAAAAATACAAAAGTGGTAGAGAGGTAGTTGAAAGAAATCTGTTATAATGTAATTGTGCAGCAGGAAGCACAAGTAAAACGGTTGTTTTGACATTTTCGTTTTAATCCTCCTTTCTTTAATTTTGTAGCTGGTGCGCACGCTTTAATGGAAAGTTAAACAGGTTCGAATCCTGTCGTGCGTATTTGTCATCTGGCACGCAAGATGGCTCACCTCCTTGATTAAGGTTTTTGTTATTCATACTTTTTTTAAAAAAGAAATAAATATCCGAAACAACTCGTGGCAGGCATGACACGTTAAACACCTTGCTAACCCGGGAATCCGGGTTGATGGAATGTAGCTCAGTGGTAGAGCAGTAGCCTTACAAGCTATGTGCCGTAGGTTCGATTCCTGCCTTTCCGATTACCTTGCCAGTGGTCTAACTGGCTTAATCCAATACCTGCGGCGGCAGGTCAATAAACACGACCAGGAGGATATGTATGCAGAAACTTATTGACACATTAAAATCATTTGGAATCGAAATCCCGGAGGATAAACAGGCAGATATTAAGAAAACACTCTCTGAGAATTACAAGAATGCAAAGGAAGTAGCGAAAACTCTGTCAAAAGTTGAGGGAGAACGAGATAACTGGAAAGAACGTGCCGAGACAGCAGAAGAAACCTTAAAAAGTTTTGACGGTATCGACCCGGCAAATGTTAAAAGCGAGTTAGAGACTTGGAAACAGAAAGCGGCAGATGCAGAAAAAGAGTTCAATGCAAAAATCTACGACCGTGATTTTTCGGACGCACTCAAAGCAGCACTCGACGATGTTAAGTTTTCCAGTGAAGCGGCAAAGAAGTCTGTTATGGCAGACATCAAAGAAGCAGGATTGAAGCTGAAAGACGGTAAAATCCTTGGACTGAATGACTTGATCGTGCAGCTGAAGCAGTCTGACGCATCCGCTTTTGTGGACGAATCTCAGCAGCAGGCTCAGCAGAATCAGGCAAGATTTACAACACATGTTGGGCAGCAGAAGACACCGGGAAGTATGACTAAAAAAGATATCGAAGCAATCAAAGACCCGTCCGAGAGACAGGCTGCAATTGCTCAGAACATCCAGTTATTCCAGTGATTTTTTACACCGACTATACACAAGAGTATAGCCGCTAACCCAATACCTTAACAATTATGGGTAGAAAGGATTTTTTATATGGCAGCAAAAGCTAATCTTATTATGACAAATGATATCCAGGTCACAGCACGTGAGATTGACTTCGTCACCAGATTTGAAAGAAACTGGGAACACTTGCGCGAGATTCTTGGTATCATGCGTCCAATCAAAAAGACACCCGGAGCAGTTCTTAAATCAAAATACGCAGAAGGCACATTGCAGGATGGAAATGTTAAAGAGGGCGAAGAAATCCCTTACAGCAAATTCACTGTAAAAGAAAAGCCTTATGCAGAAATGAGCATTGAGAAGTACGCAAAGGCTGTATCTATCGAAGCAATCAAGGATCACGGTTATGAGAACGCTGTTCAGATGACCGATGATGAATTCCTTTTCCAGCTTCAGACCAATGTTACTGAAAGATTTTATGATTATCTAAAAACAGGTACCCTCACATTCACAGAAACTACTTTCCAGATGGCTCTGGCAATGGCAAAGGGCCATGTAGAGAACAAATTTAAACAGATGCACAGAAATGTGACTGGCGTTGTTGGATTTGTCAACATTCTGGATGTGTATGAGTATATCGGTGCAGCTGAGATTTCTATTCAGAACCAGTTCGGATTCCAGTACATGAAAGACTTTATGGGATTCAATACAATCTTCTTACTGTCTGACAGCGAGATTCCGAGAGGACAGGTTATCGCTACACCTGTTGAGAATATCGTTCTGTACTATGTTGACCCGAACGAGTCTGACTTCGCGAGAGCTGGTCTGGTATACACCGTATCTGGCGAGACAAACCTGATCGGATTCCACACACAGGGCAACTATCACACAGCAGTATCCGAAGCATTCGCAATCATGGGACTTACCCTCTTTGCAGAGTACATTGATGCTATTGCTGTTGGAACCATCAACACAACTCAGACGCTTGGAACTCTGACTGTAAACTCCACAGCAGGAAGTAAAAGTGGAGATACTAAAGTGACCATCACTCCGGCAAAAGCGAGCGCAGGAAATGTGTATAAGTACAAGGTCGCATCTTCTGAGACTGCCGTAGACTACGGACAGAATGTGAAGAACTGGAGCGCGTGGGATGGTGAATCCGACATTACAGCAACAACAGGACAGGTAATCACAGTGGTTGAATGTGACAGCACCTATAAGGCGCTGAGCGCAGGACATGCGACTGTAGCAGCAAAACCATAAATGTAGGAGGTAACTGGCATGGCTTATGCAGATTATAAATTCTATACAGAATCATTCGGCAATGTCGTGCCAGAAACCGACTTTCCGCGACTGGCAGAAAGAGCCAGCGATTTTGTGGACACAATGACGTTTGACAGGTTGGTGGACGGACTGCCAACAAATGAACGCTCGCAGAAGCGTATCAAAAAGGCAGTCTGTTCATTGGCTGAATTAATGTATCAGATTGAACTTGCTGAAAAGAATGCTATTAATCAGGCATCAGCAAGTGCGACCGACACAAATGCTGGTGGCAAATCAACAGGCATTGTAACATCTGTAAGCTCTGGCAGTGAATCCATCTCTTATGCAACACCTCAGCAGAAAGCATCGGGCGCAAAAGAATGGAGTGCAGTGTATGCCGCCGCCGGAGATGCGCAGAAAACGAATGACTTACTCTTAAAGACGGCTTTGCCGCTTCTGATGGGAGTAAGGACGGATGATGGAATACCAGTTTTATATGCAGGAGTGTGATTATATGGACATTTCAACATTAGGCTCATGTATAGCAATCGTTATGATATGCTACATCGTAGGAATGGGCTGTAAAGCATCAAAAAGAATCTCTGATGAATGGATTCCGGTAATCATGGCAGTTATTGGTGGAATTCTCGGAGCGGTCGGGATGAGAGTTATCCCAGATTTCCCGGCATCGGATTATATCACAGCAGTTGCAGTTGGTATGTTTAATGGATTGTCGGCAACTGGCGTGAATCAGGTTATTAAGCAGACAGTGCAGAAAGAATAATTAAGGAGAGGGTATCATGTACGAAAAAACGGTGACGATTTTTGACTATTACGAATCAGCCACGACAGGAGATGCGTACTGGTATCCTCATGTTTTATCTGGCGTTGACCTCATTACGGACAAAGGAGCAATCCTCAAAAAGTATGGCGCAGACGCAACTGACAACGCACAGTTACACGTTCGATACACTGTCCAGAACGGCGATATAACCATTACTGATAAGGATGGTAAGATTCTTCCATGGGTGCCACCCAAAGAATGGAAAAGGCAGATTAACAACGCTTTGGAGGATACCATCACATTCTCAGATGAGTCGTTCTTCTGGGAAGGTGAGTGGACTGGCGGAATGGTATCTGATGGTGATTATCGGAATGGATTCTACCAGTACATGAACGAGAACAAGGATAACGTGTTTAAGATTACCAGTGTAGGCGGTCCGTATACGCTAATTCCACATTTTGAGATTCTGGGTAAGTAATATGAGTAAGATTCATCATTTTAAAGGGTTCTCCATAGTCGATGGAGATATGAAAATCAAGCTGAATATGGATAGGTTCTCCAGGCAGTACCAAGAAGCCCAGTATCTCCTTGACGGAATGGTCATGGACAGCATGGTGCCATTTATGCCGATGATTACAGGGGATTTTGTCAACCGAACAAGAGTTGAGAGTACATCCCTGCAAGGAACTGGGAAAGTATGTGCGGCGGCGGCACCTTATGGACGTTTTCTGTATGAGGGAAAAGGAATGGTTGACGAAGCAACTGGAAGTCCCTACGCAAGACGTGGAGCAAAGAAGGTTCTTGTTAGTCAGTTTTCTGGCCAGACAGCTGCAAAGGAAAATCTTGAATACACCAAACAGGCACACCCACGGGCACAGGCAAAGTGGTTTGACGCCGCTAAACGGCAATACGGCAGTACATGGATTCGTAAAGTAAAGGCGCAGGCAGGAGGTGGCAGATATGGCGGATAAACCTATCGGAAAAGATGCAACCGGATACGAGATTCTGACAGATGCCATGAAAGCACTTCTGAACCAGTATCCGGGACTGTACGAAAATGAAACAATCAAATTCGAGGAACTTGGCAAGGAATCAGGAATTGCGTTCTCAGCAGATAACGGCGCCTTGATTTACTCAGAAAAAGAAGATGTTTGTGGCGTAATGCATCAGGTATGCCAGTATCCATTTTATGTGGTATACCGCACAGCATCTGACAAAGAACGACAGAAGTTATCTGTTCAGAAGTTCCTTGACAATCTCGGTAAATGGATATGCCGAGAACCAGTTATCATAAATGGCTCTGAGACACGTTTAAATGCGTTTCCTGAACTTTCACAGGGTCGAGTGATAAAACGTATCACACGTGATAATTCCTATGGTTTAGATCCGCAGGAGAACGGCGTACAGGATTGGTTATTGCCATTGTCAGTACGCTACGAAAACACTTATGAAGTAGTATAAATATCGTCGGAGGTGGTAGATTTCGTTGCAACCACGCACCTTATGGGTTAAAAGAGATGCAGGAGCCGCAACGCCTGCCCGACGATTAAATAGTAACAACCGGCTATCAATTGAAGATGGTCGCTAACCTACACAGCCTTTAAAGTTATAGGCAGAAAGGACATTTCTATGCCAGTTACAGGAAAAATTGACCGTAAATATATGGCTCATTACGTTGATTCAGGCTCTCTCTGTGGAGGACTGACACCGAAATATGAGCGTCTTGGCAAGGATCTGGAAGAGTACAATGTAGAACTCAATCCAGACACTGAAACATCTCAGAATATTCTTGGAGAATCCACATTTAAACACAATGGCTATGAAGCTTCTTCTGACGCTGATCCGTTTTATGCAGACACCACATCAGACCTGTTTGAAAAGCTTCAACAGATCGTAGATGAACGCCTTAAAGATGATAATCTAAAAACAAGTGCAGTTGAAGTACATCTCTGGAAAGAAGCAACAGCCGGTAAATACGAAGCATACAAGCAGGATTGTCATATTGTACCGACCTCCTACGGTGGTGATACATCGGGATATCAGATTCCGTTTACCGTGAACTACGTTGGAGGACGTGTAAAAGGAAAATTTGATATCAGTTCTGGTACATTTACAGCTGACAGCGAATAATTTTAGGAGGGTATAGAAAATGGCAAAAACAATTAACACAAACATTGATGATGGATTTCTTCTTTTTACATTCACAAACAAACAGGGCGAAGTATTCTCTTCATTTAAACTAAACCCTACTGACATCAACATTGCAGCAAAAGCGGAAGAATTGGAAACTTTCTTTGAACAGGCTCAGGAATCTGTTAAAAATGTTTCTTCTAGTAAAGAGATGGCGGAGATTAATAAGCAGATTGAGGACAAAATCAATTATATGCTCGGATACGAAGCGTCTAAGGATTTATTCAAAGAACCAATTACCGCAACAACTGTTTTTGGAAATGGTCAGGTGTTTGCCTATATCGTTCTTGACAAAATCAATGAAGCACTTACTCCAGAGATTGAAAAAAGAAAGAAAAAAATGCAGGAAGCGGTCAATAAGTACACGGAGAAGTATGCAAAATGACCGCCTATGAGTTGCCCACCTCACTAAATATCAGTGGGGTGGATTTTTCTATCAGAACGGATTTTCGAGTGATTATAGATATTCTCATAGCCATGAATGACCCAGAACTGGACGAACAGGCGAAAGCAATTGTTATGTTACAGATTCTATTTGAGGACTGGCAGAATATACCGGCTGAGTGTCTGGATGAAGCTTGTCAGAAAGCTTGCGAGTTTATTGACTGCGGTCAAGTTGACGATAGTCCGAATAAACCCAAAACCCGCTTGATGGACTGGGAACAGGATGGAGACATGATCGTTCCGGCGGTAAACAAGGTTGCCGGTAAAGAAATCAGATCCATACCTTATATGCACTGGTGGACGTTTTTTGGATATTTCATGGAGTCTGGCGAGTGCCTTTTTAATACCGTAGTTGGAATCCGGTCAAAAAAGGTAAAAGGCGAACGCCTGGACAAATGGGAAAAGAAATTCTATCAAGAAAATAAGAACATTATTGATATAAAAACACGTCTCAGCGATGAGGAGCAAGCGTACAAGGATGCGCTGAATGAGATGTTGAACCTCAAATAGTTAGGAGGTGGACACATGGCTGCTGATGGCTCAGTCATTATTGATACCAGAATGGACACATCAGGTGTGCAAAACGGAGTATCAGCTATAAAACAGTCATTTAACGGCCTTGGAAATGCTGTAAAAAAAATAGGCGTACTGATTGGCGGAGCATTCGCGATTGGGAAACTGGCCCAGTTTGGGAAAGAGTGCATAGAACTTGGCTCTAATCTGGCAGAAGTTCAGAATGTGGTCGATGTTACATTTACCACAATGTCAGATAAGGTTAATGAATTTGCAAAGAACGCCATGACCTCAGCCGGATTATCTGAAACGATGGCGAAACAGTATGTTGGTACGTTCGGAGCAATGTCTAAGTCGTTCGGATTCTCAGAAGCACAGGCTTACGACATGTCAACGGCTCTAACGCAGCTGACTGGTGATGTAGCATCATTCTATAATATCAGTCAGGACTTAGCCTATATCAAACTGAAATCAGTGTTTACGGGCGAGACAGAGACGTTGAAAGATCTTGGCGTGGTAATGACCCAGTCGGCACTTGATCAGTATGCGCTTGCAAACGGCTATGGCAAAACCACGTCTGAAATGACCGAACAGGAGAAAGTGGCTCTCCGCTTGGCTTTTGTGCAGAACCAATTATCTGCCGCATCTGGTGATTTCATCCGAACATCTGATAGTTGGGCGAACCAGGTCAGAGTTATGCAGTTGCAGTTGCAGTCTCTCAAGGCAACAGTCGGACAGGGATTAATCAATCTCTTCACTCCCGTTTTGAGAGTTATTAATATTTTACTGGGCAAACTGGCAACTCTGGCGAATGCCTTCAAGTCATTTACGGAGTTAATCACCGGGAAAAAATCTTCTGGTCAGACAGGTGCAAGTGGCGCAGGTCTTGCCGGGACAGATGCAATAGCTGATACGGCAGACCAATATGGAAATGCCGCCGACAATGCCGAAAAGTTGGCAGATGCTACAAATGATACAGCAGACGCAACTAAGAAAGCTACTAAGGCGGCAAAAGGATATCTTAGTCCTCTTGACGAAATAAATAATTACTCAACGGATAAAAGTACGGATTCATCTTCAAAAGTACCGGGCACAACCGGCGGACTTGCAGATCAGATGAAAGATGCTGTACAAAATGTTGATTACGGAAAGGTTGCAGAAGGCGAGACAGTCCTTGACAAAATTAGCAAATCAGCTGAAAAGCTCGCGAAGCTCCTTAAAAAGCTCTGGAAGCCATTTCAGGACGCTTGGAAAAAAGAGGGTAAGAATACTATTGATGCGGCACAGATTGCTCTATCTGGAATTGCGAAGCTTGCTAAGAGTGTAGGCAGGAGTCTCATGGAAGTCTGGACGAACGGTACAGGTACGACAATGCTTACAACCATGCTAAGGATTGCTCAGAACGTGCTTAAAACTATTGGGAATATTGCATCCGGTTTTGCCGATGCATGGAATAAGAACAGCGTAGGGACACAGATCATACAGAACATTGCAGATGCTCTTGTGGTAGTTATGCAGTTTGTTGAGAGAATTGCTGCAGATACGGCAACATGGGCAGCAAACCTTAATTTCTATCCACTACTGGAATCTATCAGTAATCTGACAAGTGCATTTGCACCAATACTGGAATCCATTGGAAATGTTCTTGAATGGATTTACAATAACATCGTTCTTCCGATGTTGAAATGGGTTATTGAGGTAGGACTTCCGACAGTGATTAATTTAGTCGCAAAAGTAGCAACTTTTCTTGCTGATCATCAGTCGATTGTTGAAGCGTTCGGTGCAGCCCTAATCGGAGCGTTCGCGGCAGCAAAGATTGCAGAATTAGCATCGGGAGTTATCAAAAGTGTATCTGGAATAGCTACAGCCGCAAAAGGACTTATCGCGTTAATGACTGGTACTGGCGGGATCATGGGTGGAATCAAGGCCATTGCGACAGCAATCGGTACTGGCGGGATTTTCGCGATCGCAGTCGGTGCTGCTATAGCAATCGGAGTTTTGCTGTACAAAAACTGGGATGAAATATGCGCGGCAGCAACAAAATTAAAAGACTGGGTTGTTGAAAAGACTCGTGAATTGTCAGAATCAGCAACACGTACATTAAGCAATTTGAAAGAAAAGATAGCTAATGTTTGGAATATTATTAAAACATCAACATCTACTACTTGGAACGCAATCAAAAAGACACTTTCTGGCCTTTGGAACTCTCTTAAATCCACAGCCAGCACAGTATTTAATGCAATTAAAACCAAAGTTACTGGCGTTTGGGATAAAATAAAAGACAAGACATCTCGAACATGGGAAAGTGTTACTACTTTTATATCTACTAAGGTCGAAGCGATAAAAACCGCTATTACTGATAAGTTTAATGCCGCCAGAGATGCAGTCAAATCTGCGTTTGAAGGCATTGTTAATTTCATTAAAGCTCCGATTAATCAGGCAATCAGCATTGTTAATAATGCAGTTGGGATGATTAATAATGCAATTGGTGGAATTGAATCTGCATTTTCCTTTGGGCCTTGGACTGTTCCAACACCGTTTGGCTCAAAGACTATTGGATTTCATGCAACATTTCCACGTATCGGAACTATCCCATATCTGGCCAGTGGCGCAGTTATTCCGCCAAGGTCAGAATTCCTTGCGGTATTAGGTGATCAGAAAAAAGGAAATAACCTGGAAACACCGGAAAGCCTGTTACGGCAGATTGTCCGGGAGGAATCAGGGAAAGGACAGAATGGCGGAAATACCTATAATGTTACAGTCAATGCATCTGGCAGGAAGCTATTAGACATTATCATTGATGAAGCAGAACTTAGGAGACGCAGAAATGGCGGTCAGAATCCATTCTTGTTAGGAGGTGTGTAAATGTTGCAAGAACAGTTTAAGATTGATGGGGTCATTATAAAGGCCCCTGACACATACAAGCCGGTGTTCGCAACTACATCAACAGAAAGCTCTAAGAGAAGTCAGGATCTTGTTATGCATAACACGCCAATGGGGACTATCGCCGGATATGACATGGAATGGGGAGAGCTTAAATGGGGAGAGATTGCGAACATTCTGAATTTAATGATTAATAAAAGCCAGTTCACTTTTCATCACAAAGACCCTCGGACACCCGGCAAATGGATTGACAAAACGTTCTATGCATCTAATTTCAACATGGCAGCACAAACACTCAAGGATAATGAGGAACGATGGACAGGATTAACTATTAATGTAAGGAGCATTCGACCGGTATGATTAATGTTACAAATCAGTTAAAAACAGAATCTCTCTTAAATAGTAACTATTATGTTACGGCGAATGCGATGCTGCGTGATGGAACAACTTTAAACCTGGAAAAAGAAGATTTCTACCTTGACGGAAACGGAATCGTAGATTCTTCTGATTCCGGGGATTTCCCGATAGGTGTAGCCATTGAAAAAACAGCGACATTGGCACTGGTCAATGATGATGATAGATTCTCTGACTACAACTTTGCCGGAGCACAGTTTACTCTATTCTTAAATTTGAAATTGTCTGATAGATTGGAAACCATTCGCCGTGGCACATTTATTGTGTCGAAAAAGCCCGCCACGTCCGATGAGATTAACCTTACTTTGTTGGACTATATGAGTAAGGCGGAGGCGGACTACAAAACGAATCTTGTCTTCCCATGCTCTACAGGAGAGGTTTTAGAAGATGCCTGTCAGCAGACCGGGATTGTATTAGGTGACGCAACATTTAAAAACGCAGACTATCAGGTGCAGAATAAGCCAAAAAACACCACTTTTAGAGCAGTAATCGGTATGGTTGCAGCTCTGGCAGGTGGCAACGCTCGCATTGATGAGAATGATAATTTGCGAATCATCACTTTTGACGATGGTGCAGACACTATTACATTAGAAACAGTTCCATGGTATGACATTAACGGAAGCGCCATTCTTGATGTTGGAAGTAACGAGATCGAGACAATTCTTGAACGAAAAGGGTTTAATCTAAATGCTATCAGGAATCTTACCTATGATGTCGATGACGTGGTTGTTACTGGGGTCAAATATACAGATAATGAAACAGAATATAAGTACGGTACAGACGGATATGTCATCACGATTGATAATAAGCTTCTGAACGGAAATGAACAGGCGGGTGTTGACCTGATTGGAAAAGAGCTTGTCGGTATGAGATTAAGACCGTTCTCTTGCGACAGCACAGCGATTGGATATGCCACATTTGGAGATAGAGTTACATTTTCCGACATTAAAGGTAACATTTACTATTCATACCTGACAGATGTAGACTTCGCATTCTCTGGCAGTACAAGCTTCTCTTGTAATGCAAAAAGCATGGAGGATATCAATGTTGACTATCCAGACAGCATGCAGGTCGAGGTCGACAATATAAAGAAAGATTCCGAGAAAAAGATTACTGCCTATGACGCAAAACTAAAGCAGATGAACGAACTGGCAGCTAACACCCTTGGATTTTATTATACAGAAGAAGTTCAGGCAGACGGTTCAACGATTTCATATAGACATAACAAGCCTACACTTGCGGATTCTAAAGTAATCTACAAGACGGGTGTTGATGGATTCTTCTTGTCAGTAGACGGAGGTCAGACTTGGAAAGCTGGATTTGATAGTAACGGCGATGTAGTATTGAACATTCTATATGCCATCGGCATACAGTCGGATTGGATTAACACAAGAGGATTCACGGCAAAAGACAACGATGGGAACATTACATTCCGCATTGATGCAGAGACAGGAGCTGTCAATCTCAATGCTACGGAGCTTACAATTAAAGGGAAGACGCCTGAGAACGTGGCAAATGCCGAAGTTGAGAAGTTCATTACAGAAGTCTATTCTCCGCAGATTAGAGTCCTTCAGGAGCAGATTGACGGACAGATAGAAGCGTTTTTTGGAGACTATGTTCCTGATGGTAATAATGAACCGGCATCCACTTGGACAGATGATACAACTAAAAAGAAACACTTAGGTGACCTGTTTTACATCGTAAATAACGAAGAATATGGCGGGCAGGCTTACAGATATGCAAAGATTAATGGCGAATACAAGTGGGACTATGTAAAAGATACTGCGGTGGTCAAAGCCCTTGCAGATGCAGCAAAAGCTCAGGACACGGCGAATGTAAAGAAAAGAATATTTGGGGCAGAACCAGTACCCCCTTACGATATTGACGATTTATGGGTTCAGGGAAAGGCCGGGGACATTCTTAAATGCCAAAAGGCAAAGGCAGAAGGCGCAAGCTATGACGCCGATGACTGGGTAAGAGCATCTAAATATACGGATGATTCTGCAATCACAAAATTTATCAAGGGCGTTTTTGCCGATACGATCGAAAGTCTTCAAGAACAGCTTGATGGTAAGATACAGACTTGGAGCCAGGATACAGACCCAGCGCTTGAATGGACAGAAACAGAAGAGATTCCGTGGACAGATGTTGACGGTAATTCCATTCTGGACGTAGGTGGAAATGAGATTTTGCTTATCTGGGAAAAAGGCAAATATATCCACAAAGGAGACCTTTGGCAGAACACCTCGGGTGGCAACACACGCTGGCGGTGGGATGGCAGTGAATGGGTCGAGCAGAAAGCGCCGGATTATCTGTTTGATAAGATTGACGGGAAAGCAGCAGTCTATTTTGAACAGCCTAAACCGCCATACAACATGGGAGATTTCTGGGTCACATCAAAGGCAAATGGCGAAGCATCTATCAAAACAGCAGTTAGAAGCCGAGCGGACGGTGCATTTACTGACACTGACTGGATTGATTTCAAATACGTAGACAAAACTGACATTGATAATGCGGTCAAGGAGTACGATACAAGCCTTGGACAGGATGAAGTTTTTAATAAGCTGACAAACGGCGGCAAAGATCAGGGGATTTATATACAGGACGGGAAACTGTACATCAATGCAAATTACATCCTTGCAGGCGTTCTGGCAGGTAAATTCATCAACGCAAAAGGGATTAAGGTTATTGACAATGATAACCAAATTACACTTCATATTGACGATGGTGGAAAGGTGCACATTGCTGCAACGGAGTTCTCGTTAAAAGGAAAAGCCGTATCTGAAATAGCAAAAGACACAGCTTCTAATACTGCGACTGAAATCGCGACAAAATACGCCACGCTGAGTGTGTTACTGTCAAATGAATTCCAAGGAATTCCGACAGATTCATCTGGCAAATATACTACATTTCCGACATGCAAAACTACGGTAACTGTACTGTATGGCGCCAAGAATGTGACCGCACAGTCAAATATTTCATTTTCAGCAGGAAACGGAATAAGTGGTTCAGCATCAGGGGCAACGTATACGGTCTCCGGGCTGTCTGTGGATAGTAGCACGATTACTGCAACCGCAACTTACAACGGGATGTCCGCGAAAAAGGAATTTGTGGTCACAAAGCAAAAGCAGGGTGATACGGGGAATGGAATTTCAAAGATTGTACAACATTATCTCGCTACGTCCAGTTCGTCTGGCGTATCAACAAGCAGTTCTGGATGGACGGAAACTGTGCAGACTCCAACACCGGATAAGCGGTACTTATGGAACTATGAGGAGACTTTCTTCACAAACGGGTCTAAGACGACAACACTTCCTTGCGTGATTGGTGTATATGGGGAAAAAGGGCAAGATGGTAAAAATGGACAGGACGGAAAAGATGCCAGTGAAATGACCCAGTTGGAAATATTTAATAAGTTAACCAATAACGGGGAAACACAGGGGCTATATCTTTATGATAACAAGGTGTATCTGAATGCCTCGTATATTGACACCGGGTATCTGGCTGGATGGGAAGTTGGATATAGAAAGCTTTCAGCAAGTGGCACGTATGGAGAAGTAACGCTAGACGCTTCAGCTGGAGAGATCTATTCAGAGACGAATACAGGAGTATATGTGCCGGGGTACGGGACATTGTATGGAACACGAATTAGAGGAATCAATCTTTATACAGGAACCGTACACGCAAGCTCGGTCTCGGTTGACACCAGTGTTTCGGCGGACAGTGTTTCGGCATCAAAAAAAGTCACAGCAGGTACGCACATCGAAGCCAGTGGGCACTTTTACAGCCTTGGCACAGGCACCGACCTTGCAGATTTAAGTGTGCGTGGAACAAAGAAGAGGATTCTTCCAACAAAAAACTATGGCACACAGGCGTTTTATTGCTACGAAATGGCATCCCCCATGTTTGGAGACATCGGAGAAGCATTCATATCAGAAGATGGCACGTGCCTGATAGACATAGATGACATATTCCAAGAATCTACTAATGTGAGGATTGAATATTATGTATTTTTACAAAAGGAAGGGGATGGAGATTGTTGGGTAGATAAAAAAGAGCAGACATATTTCACTGTAAAAGGTACTCCGGGGCTTAAATTTGCATTCGAAATCAAAGCGCGGCAGGCTGATTATGAACACATGCGTTTTGCTGATGCAAGTGAAACAGCTTACGATAGAGCAATAGATACAGACATGCCAGAGCCAGACTACAGTAAAAGCCTTGAAGTATCAGAACCAGATTATGAAAAAGAACTTCTTAATAACAGGGAAAAAATTATTGACGAAATGGAGAATGTATCATGAAAAAAATTCTTACAAGTTTTATGAATCTTAGCACTGGAGAGGGGAGCCGTATTGCTTACACCTATTCAGAAGTAGATGAAAACACAGGAAGTATCATTAGCCAGAACAACAAAGGCAATTTCCTTGTACTGGATGACGATGTGCAGTCTCATCTTGATTCGGTCAAAAAATATATTCGAGACAAATATTTAGCATAAGGAGGAAGCAGCCATGCCAAAATGGACAGATTACACGATAAAAACAAATCCTGCGGACAAAGATGAAGTGATGATTCTTGATACAGCAGGCAAGGCAAACAAACGTCTTGGTTTGTCGGCACTGTCAGATTGGATTATAGGAAAGATTGCAAATAAAATATTTAAAAATTTGCAGACGCAAAACAAGACAATTCTGGGGGCGCTTAATGAATTAAATAGTAAGGTCTTCGCTAATGTTCGAAATCTTTCAACATTTTCTATAAATATTAATCTTAGTAAAGAGACCTATACATCGTTGCTCATGTACGGAGCGACTTCACAAAATAATGGATTTATGTACATTGTCTTTATTGATGTTGTATCGGCAAAACGGGCAGTAAATTTTATTAAAATTGCAGACTTTGTGGCAGGCAGGACTTTTTCGGGTACATACAGTGATGACACATCTACATTGACGATAAACGCCAACGATACCATATGGGGAGGCATTAAGTTGCTGATGCTTTGATAGAAAGGCTATTAAGTTGTTTCAATCGTAAATGGTTCGTAAGAATTCCTATTTGGCTCGTTAAAAATTTCATAAAAGCTACCAATGGAATGTGTTAAGTACGTTTGAGAACAATGTAAAAACGTATAGTATTCAAACTGATTTCATGAAAGGAGTTGATAGAATTGGAAATTAAAGGTATTGACGTATCATCCAATCAAGGAAAACCGGACTGGACGAAAGTGTCTAAATCCGGTATCAAATTCGCAATATTAAGAATCCATCAGAAAACAGGCATTGACAGCTCATTTGAGTACAATTACAAGGGATGCAAGAGCAACAGAATCCTTGTCGGTGGTTATAAGTATTCATACGCTCTAACACCGGCACAGGCGATTGATGAAGCGGACGATGTGATTGCAGCACTGAACGGGCGAGGACTGGACTTCCCAATGTTCTACGACCTTGAGTGGTCTAATCAACGAAAACTCGGCAAACAGGCGATTGAGAACATTGCCGTAGTATTTCTGACCAGGATGGAGGAAGCCGGTCATAAGGTCGGCATCTACTGCAATCTTGATTGGTACAATAACGTTCTGTCAGATACTCTGAAACAGTATGATTGTTGGATTGCTCGTTATCCGGCTAGTGATAATGGCTCTGTACAGGAAAGATTACGTCCGAATGTCGGTGTAGGCTGGCAGTATTCCAGTAGAGGAAAAGTATCTGGCATCAGTGGCAACGTTGACATGGATGTATTCTATAAGGATTACAAAGAGGAGGTTTCTGCAATGGACAAAGCTATTGAAAAAGTGATTCTCATTGCAAAAAATGAGATTGGATACCTTGAAAAGAAGAGTAATAGCCAGCTCGACAGTAAGACTGCAAACTCCGGTTCGAACAACTATACGAAGTACTGGCGAGACATTAAGCCATCATATCAAGGGCAGCCTTGGTGCGCAGCATTCGTGAGTTGGTGTTTTATGGAAGCATTCGGACAGGAAAAAGCAAAAAAACTGTTGAAGCACTGGCCCTATGTTTACTGCCCAACACTTGGTAATCTGTTTACAAGGAACGCTAATCCAAAGATCGGTGATATTGTAATTTTTTATCATAATGGAACTTTCACCCATACCGGCATCGTAACGGCTGTAATCGGAGACAGGTTCTATACCATCGAGGGAAATACTTCTGGTGCATCTGGAATTATTGCAAATGGCGGCGGTGTCTGCGCAAAGAGTTATCTTAACAGCCAGATGCCCGGAACTAAGTTCTGTACACCAGATTATAGTATTGCATCTGATGCATCTGTACCCGCAAAATCTGAAAATGCATTGCCTAATACCGCACAAACAGGAGAGAAATATATGTTTAATCCAGAAACAGTAAAAGCAGGAGATAAAAACACATCTGTGCTCCTCTTACAGGAAATCTTAAGAGCCAGAGGTTTTAAAGGAAAAGGCGGCAAAGCTCTGAAACTTACATGGACAGCAGATACGAACACGATTTGCGCTCTGAAAGCTTATCAGGAATCCAGGAAAGAAGTTCTGGAAGTGGATGGTATTTGCGGACCCGCTACATGGAAAGATTTGATTGCCATATAAAAACATCCCGGGGTTAATTCCCCGGGAATTTTATTTATAAACATATTTAGTATCACTTCGGAAGTTTTAGACTGTTATCGTTAGTCACACGTTAGTCACAAATAAAAATATTATTTCCTAATATAATAGTGCCAAAAACGCTGTATTTACAGGCATTTGCGCAATTTTCTGAATTCTATTTGTTAGTCACAATAAATATAATTAGAATAATGAAAATGAAATGTGGGAAATCCTTACAAAATCGCTAAAAACGTTGATTTTAATAGGGTTTCCGGCATTTCGATAATGATATTTCGGTTGTTTTAGAAAGATTAAAATGGGTTCCGTTAGTCACAATTAGTCACAAATGGAACTTTTATCTTTTCTATTTCTGTACGGAGTTCTTCTAGTGTCCTGTGGCCGTACACAGCATTTGTAACATCTCCGCCAAAGGAGTGTCCGAGCATTCGTTTCCGGTCATTCTCCCGGACGCCATATTTTTCGCACAATGCAGAAAAGGTGTGCCGGCAGTCGTGTGGTGTGTGCTTCGGATTGCCGACTATTCCTAAACGTTCCAGTGTAGGATAGAATAACGCTTTTCTGTGATGCTGCTGAGTATATACACATAGTTTCCCATCTTGTGTCAACACTTTCTGCTCAACAAAATGATATACAGCAGGATGTATCGGAACAATTCTGTTTTTACCGGCTTTTGTTTTGATTCCACCTTGAAAGTATCTTTCTTCTAAGTTGGTCGTAAGTTTTAGCACTTCACCGATCCGCCAACCAGAATAGCACATAATAAGAATGAGCTGTACTTCTGGATCGTCGGCATTATTCCACAGTACCTGCATCTCCTGATCAGAAAATGGCGTTCCATGTTCGGTGTCATTATCAGCATTGACATGGACATATAACGCCTTGTTTTCTGTCACAATTTCTGAGTAGACTGCATATTTGTACATCTGCTTGAACAGAGTCAAAATAGCCATCTGGCTTTGCTTTTTCAGCTTACAATCATCAATAGCCTTTTGCATATCAGGAGCCTTTAAATCTTCGAATATGCGATTGTGCAGAACGACGCAGTTTGTATAAGCTGTCCGGTATGCTTCTTTTGAACTATATGACAGTTTTGTCCCCTCTGGGAACTTCCACGCATAAAATTGTTTATATACCTCTGAGAACGTCAATTTCTTGATTTCCGGGTGTTTTCCTTCGACACCCTTGATTGTATTGTAGTCAGCAATCAAGCGGCTTATAAGAGTATCTATGTCGGCTGTAGGGGACACCTCAAGAGTCCGTTCCATGCCGGGGTGATACGTGCCGGCTTTGTATGCTGTCAGGACGGTGAAACCTTTTATCCAGTCATCAACGTAGCAGATCGCCGGCGGACGTTTTAGTTTACCATTATCGCCCGGTGTAGCTGGTGGATGCACTGCGAAGCAGTTTCTCCGATTCTTGCCAAGATACCGGATAGAGCCGAAGTTATTTGGCAACTTTGGATATTTCTTTCTTTTCTTCGCCATTTTTATTCCTCTTTTCTTTAAACGGTTGTTTGAGTATAAAAATAACAGCCGAACAAATTTTCTGGGTTGTTCGACTGCTCCGAAGATGATACAATATGTTTGCCAGAATATTACATTTCTTCGGAGATGTATAAACGCCGTCTCGGTACGCCAATACTGGGGCGGTTTTTATTTAGCTTTCAGCGTTTTGTACGAGTCTTTCGAGTTCGTCTCTATCCCAGAGAAGTACTTGGTCTTTTTCTGCCAGTTGTTTCGCAGAACGGGTAAAATACCTATTGGTCAGAACTGCTGCAACGTGGCAATGATAGAACGTCTTTCCGGCAAATGCCTCCTGCACTGCTTTGTTCCCAATATTATTCGAATAACATTTGCACTGTATCCCATATCGGATTCCGGCCTTCTCTGCCAGTATATCAATCCCCTGATCACCACTTCCTTGTGTGACTTCTACATTATAAAAGCCATCATTGCGAAGCAGATCAGCGCAATAGTATTCGAAGTCGTGTCCTTCCATTGTATCATATACTGGGAGTTGTGGGATTTCCGGCTCTGGTTCGGAAACCAATTCTGGGAATGTCTCAGGTGTAAGTATAATCGGTTTTTCTTGACAGCTATACTGTTCCTCTTGAGAGTGATAATTATATTCTGGAATAACAGGGTCAACTAAACCATCGTTATCAGTTCCGTTAATATGTACGATTTCACTTAAAGTGGCAATTATTTTTGACAGCATTGCCGATAATGCAGCAATAATCAATGCTACGGGAATGAACATGATGATTCCTGCAAAGATTCCCGAGCCTACTTCGACAGGGCCTTGGGCGTTTCCACTTCTTAATCCAGAAACAGTGATGTACGTCATAGACAAAAACCACAAGGCTGTAAAGAATGCTGCGAGCTTATGTTTTTTGTAAAAATTAAATACGTGTTTCATATAGTCCTCTTAAAGTTTTACTTCGAATACCCGCCCGCATTTCTTGCATCTGAATGTTTGTTTGCCCTTTGGCTTTGTGTTGACAAGAGTAAAAGGATGCAGCGGATTTAAGTTAAGGGTTGTTTTCTGGTTGCCCGACAGATATTCAACGTCAGTACTGCCGCATCCAAAACGTGGGCATTTGATTTTCTTAGCCATATTGTTATTCCTCCGTTTGATTATTCTTGCGTATCTTCGCTGTACATGGTGAAAGAATCATTGAGACTTTCCCAGTCAGCCTTATTTTCTGCATAAGTTGATACAGTCTCTTCACCGGTTGAGGAGTCTTTGACTGTGACCTTATAATCAACATCTTTTTCAGCCACCCCATTCACCTGCTGATACACCGGAGCTGTAAACAGTGCGATGTATCCAATGAAGAGTTCAGATTGTGCTATATTAGTAGTAGCAAGATCAATTTCGAACTCAGTCATATCATTATTGTATGTGATATCCTCAACGTTTGGATAATTAGTATCGTCATCCAGGATATCTTTGATATAATCATCAAAATTGGATTTTACGGCCTTTTTCCATTCTTTTTGCTGCTTCTTTGTGAGAGTGTAGGTGGTAGAGCCATCCTCATTGACAACAGCTTCCTTTGCTTCTGGTACTGATGAAGTATCATCATCTTCTTCGAACCCGTAGCTTGGGACAGTAACGGTAACGTCCTTCCCGCCTGCCAGAACCGGAACAGAAGAAGTCAAAGTAAATGTAGCAGTCAGGAACATTGCGGCAGCCTTTTTCTTATTCATAGAATTGTTCCTCCTAATAGCTTTATTCGCCACGCTTCGCACTTTTTATGCGGATTATGTATTTTGTACCGCTGATTTTGCAATATTATGTAAAGTACGGTTATATGTGGTATTTTTATTTTATCATTTTAAGAGTATATTGTAAAGATTTAGAACGAAATAGAGTGATTTAGATGAAAAAGAAATGTTTTTTCTATAAAATAGTGAGAGTTCATGCATATCATTGGCAGTTGCCAAGAGTTGGAATAGGTGGTATAATAGCAAAAAACGAACTAATGTTCGGTTCTATTTCCCACAAGCCGGACATATACTGTAATGTAGGTGGTAGTTGTGACAGGGAGACAGGGAGGGTTATTTATGGATTATAAGAAGGAAATTATTGAGATGATAGAGAATACTGAAAATGAGGGCAAGTTAAAATTTGTCTATACAATTCTTATTAAATATCTAAAATCAAAGAAGCAAGGGGATTAACCCTTGCTCCTTTTGTTTAGTGATGAAACTATTTGTTTTATTGCTTTCTTATCTTCTTTATCGAGTGCTTTGTATTCCTCGATAAAATCTAAGATGTCAGGTTCCGACATAAGATTTCCAATTATGGTTGCATAATCGTCATCGCTTTTAGAACCCATGAGGTATGTTGGTGTTACTTCCAGAACGCCGCATAGAAGTTCAATAGTGTCCATGTCTGGTTTGCATTTATCTTTTTCCCAGTCACTAATTGAATTATGCTTTGCATTGATTTTTTCTGCAAGTTGTTTCTGAGTCAGCTTCTTTGCTGTTCTGGCTTGCTTGATTTTCTCACCAAATGTCATTATCGGTTCCTCCTTTCATAACTAATAATAATATAGAAATTTCGAACTGTCAATAAAATAATTTCGATTTTCTCGAAATTTCTTCTTGACATTCGGATATTTCGAAGTTATACTGTAATTGTTCGATAGGAACGAAATCAAATAGAAAGGAGAAATGAAGAATGTGCGTTGGCAAAAAAATTAAGTCATACCTTGAAAGCAACGGCATAACACAGACATTTGTCGCCAACAAAACTGGCATTCCTGTTCAGAAGCTCAATCTTTCTCTCAATGGAAATCGCAGATTAGATTTCGATGAATACGAATTAATTTGCGGGGCGTTATCTGTTGGGACTGACAAGTTTCTTGAACCGAAAATTCCAGAGCAGAAAGGAGAATAAATGGACGCATTACAATTTAATAAAGCCGTCAGTCAACACTGCAAAGAATCTGGTGGAGACTGTTGCAAATGTGACCTTCGGCTTTACTGTTATCTATCGCCAAGTGAGCGACCAGATGAGTTAGTGAGCCTGGTTATTGATTTTTTGCATAACCGCATTGAAAACCATGGTCATTATACCCATCACAGTGCGGCTTCATTTCCGTGTATTGATGATATGGACATGAGCACCGCAGTAGGTGGCGACCGCTATCAGAAACCTCATACTCTTCATAAACAGTCACGTGTTTGTGAATCTTGTGGCAATGATACAGTCGTGTAATTGTTTCAACCATATAATTCCCCTTTCGTTATACTCGGCATGTCGGTGCCTGTAAATGCATTATAGGTAGAGGGGAAAGAAAATACAATAGGTATAGCATGAAAGGGAGTGAGTATATATCAAAAAGAAATTATTAATTATTCCAATAGTTGCAGGGATTGTTTTTCTCTCTGGTTGTAAAGGGAAACTGAAAGAGGGAGAAATTTACAATAAAGAATTTATTCCTGCGCATACAGAAACAGTTCTAATCTCTACGGTTCATACTAATGGAAAGACGTCATATACAACTGTAATGCCTTATGTGTATTACTATTCGGATTCTTATGAAATAGATATTCGTGATTACAATGAGGAAGAAAAAGAATATGACACGGCTACTTATTATGTAACTGAGGAAGTATATAACCAATGCGAGATTGGAAGTATTTTCAAATATGAAAAAGGTCGGGATTTTAACGAGATTCCATATACTCGTGAAGAAGCAGATTCTGACCAGAAAGGAAACGAGAAAGGAGCATAAATGAACGAATTACAGATTTTTAATTCAGGAGAGTTCGGAGAAATTCGAACAATAGAAATTGACGGGAAACCGTATTTTGTTGGAGCTGACGTTGCGAAAGCACTTGGTTACAAGGACACGGTTAATGCACTTAAACAGCATTGCCGTGGGGTGGTAAAACACCACCTCACAGATTCTCTCGGCAGGAATCAGGAAGCAAGTTTCATAACAGAGGGAGATTTGTACCGCTTGATTATGAAATCGAAACTTCCATCAGCAGAGAAATTCGAATCATGGGTTATGGATGAAGTTCTTCCGACAATCAGAAAGACAGGCTCATACCGGAAACCACTGACGACAGTTGAACAGATACAGGTTATTGCGACAGGATTCTTAGATCACGAAGAACGGCTTAACAGACTTGAAAACACCATGACTATTGACTATGCACAGCAGGAAGCTATTAGGGACTTAGTGTCAAGTGTCGTAATTGCTCACCTTGGTGGGAAAGAATCAAATGCTTACAAGGAAATTGGCAAGAAAGTATTTGCTGAATGCAACAGGGATATAAAGACTTACTTCACAGTAAATGCCCGCAATAACATTCCTAAGCTGAGATTTGAAGAATCTATGGAATATGTCAGAAATTGGCATCCATGCACCAATACAGTAATGATGATACGTGACTGTAACGCTCAAATGAGTATCAGTTAGAAAAGAGGTTTATATGAGTGCAGTTGATAATTACGTAGAGCAGAATGCACAGATTCATCAGTTCGCCGCAGAGGTTGCGAGAATCATATCAGGCATTCCACAGATGCCGGAGTTCTCGTCAGAGAATATGACCGTAGCCGACGCGAGTCAACTGATCGGACTTCCTATTACAGCAATCCGGGCAGGAATTGTGTATGGATGGTTGCCGATTGGCGTGGCTGTGCAGAATAATAAGCCAGCAAAAAGCCTTTCCGGTGGACGAATCACATACATCATAAGCCCTAGGAAAGTCTATGAAGTAACTGGTCATGTCTGGAAAGGCAAAGAGGCTCTCAATAAGTGAGTGCCCCGGAGGGAGCCGAAACCTCCACCCCGGAGCTTTGCACCACTAAAACACCTTAGTGGATAGATACATTATAGTTCTCTATCTGCTAATTGTAAAGACAAATAAGAAAAAATAAGGAGAAATTAGCTAGATATGAGTGAAATTAAAAACGAAAGCCAGCTCACATGGGCTGACATCGAAGTAGCACTTGCGACTGAAATTGTCGAAGAAAGTAAGAAAAAGTCAAAAAGATGGTTCACTGCATGGATTGTGACAGTCGCCGCACTGGTGGCGAGCAACCTTGTGTGGATTGCAGGAGAAATGAAATGAAAGAATATATGCTAATTGCTGTTTGTATGCTTGCCGGGAAATATGTGGATGTACCTATCTGGCTAAACATCTTTTTCGGTATCTCGGCAGCATGGGCGGTACGCCAGATGAAAGCAGACTGGCAGTAGGAAATAAGGAGGATAAGATGATGTTCGAGAAAGAGATTGATGAAATTTACGAACTCTGCAAAAGAGTCGTGAACGAAGTTCCGACAGCAAGCGTCACCTTTGATTTTTCAGGCTACGGCTTGGAAGTAAGAGGAGTTAAAAGGAAAGAAGATGTTTGTCTTCCCAAAGACAAATTTAAATGGGATTTATATCAGAATGTATCTTTTAATCCATTTTTCGAGAAAGAAAGCCGTGAAAAGCTTAATAAAATCAAAGCTTTCTTGTTGGAACTTCTGATAGATGGGAAGTGTCCAAATGAGTAAACAGATAGCAATTATGAAACTTCTTCCCAGTCTGGAGATAGCAGGATGTATTAATGAACTGCTCAGAGAACTTCAATCCAGAGGTGATTACGTTCTGGATTATGAGAACTGTGATATGTCTCTGGACCATGTGGAATATCACAAGGCCGAAGATATTGATGGAGAGAAGTTCGGAGATGCATCAGATAACTTGTATTGCTTTTTCAAGGCGGTGTGAACATGGATGAGAGAATTAATGAGGTTCTGAGATTGATTGATATACAGCTTGCCACAGTCCCGGATAATCCTATTGAAGAATCATACAAGGCAAGAACATTGGCGAGTTACGTACAAGCCTTAAATGGGCTTTTAACGGCTCAGAAATCATATAAGGAGGAAAATATCGGTGAGTGAATTTGAAATCCGTATTCCAGCAAGAAAGAAACAACTGGTAACTGGGAAAGATAATCAGGTTGTAAAGGTTTCAGCAGACGCATACAACGCACTGATCGAAATCTATAACGAGTCAACCTTATCAATGAAAGATATTGCAAGCTTGCTGATTATTGAGGGTAGCAAACATGTGGTTTATGACAAGGAGGAATAGCAATGGCAACACCCGTATTAATTATTGGAAAATCTGGTTCTGGCAAGAGCACCAGTCTTAGAAACTGTCAGAATGGGCACTGGAATCTTATTAGGGTATTGAATAAACCGCTTCCATTTAAAGGAAAAATTGACGGATGGTTTACAGATGATTACCAGCAGGTAATGAAGTGTCTGATCGCATCAAAAGCGGAGTCAATTGTGATTGATGATGCAGGATATCTCATTACGAATCATTTCATGAAAGGACACGCTTCTGCTGGAAAAGGCAATACAGTGTTCGCTCTGTACAATGATATTGGAGACTATTTCTGGAATCTTATCCAGTTCATTGTAACAAAAGTACCGCAGAATAAAATTGTTTACCTTATGATGCATGAAGAAAAAGACGATTCCGGGGAAGTAAAACCTAAGACAATTGGTAAGCTTCTGGACGAAAAAGTTTGCATTGAGGGCATGTTTACTATCGTTCTTCGCTGCATCGAAGAGAGTGGAAAACATTTATTTGTCACCCAGTCCAGTCAGGGAGCAGTAAGCAAGTCCCCGATCGGGATGTTTGACAGCTTAACTATTGATAACGACCTTGCAGAAGTTGACAAGGTTATTAGAGATTACTACGAATTAGGAAAAGGAGAGAATAAAGATGAATAAACCAACAGCGTATGATACTACACAGGCAGCAGGAGAATTTGAACCAATTAAGCTTGGTGGTCATAAGATGGTAATTAAGCAGATATCAGAGAAAAAAACACAGGGTGGACTCGATATGCTCGTTATCTTGTTTGATTTCGCAGAAGGAGACGAACAGGCCGGCTATTTCATGAAACAGTTTGAGAACGATATCCGTCCAGACAAGAAATATCCGAATGCAGGTACTAATTACATGGTTATTGATGAGGGTGTAGATTATGGTGTCCGTAACCTTAAAACATTTATCACATGCGTAGAAAAATCAAATCCGGGATTTGCCGTTAAGTGGGGCGATAACTTCGGGCAGCAGTTTAAAGGAAAGCTGATCGGTGGAATCTTCCGTCTTGAAAAAGACTGGTACGATAACAAAGAAGTAAAACGTCACAAGCTTGCATGGTTCCGAAGTATTGAGGGAATTAAGGATGCAGATATCCCAGAAGAGCGTACCACAAAAGCCTATGACGATCATCTGAAAGAAGAAGCTATCATGGGAGCAAATCCGTCAGGTACGGACTTTATGAGTATTCCAGACAGCGTGGCAGATGATGTCCTTCCGTTCAATTAAAAGGATGTGTTTTTAATGGTTATACAAGCAGACACAAGAGAACACAAAAAGGAATGGGAACGGATTCAAAAACAGTTTGATGACCTTGGAGTGCAGTATTTCAGATCAAAGTTATATTGTGGAGATTATCAGTCGCTTGACAACGCAAAGCTCTGTATTGACCGTAAGAAGGATTTACAAGAGCTTTGTGGAAATGTCTGTCAGCAACATGAAAGATTCAAGGCAGAACTTATCAGGGCACGTGAAGCCGGTATTCAGCTGATTATCCTATGTGAGCATGGACCAGATATTAAATCAGTTGGCGATGTGTATTTTTGGGAGAACCCAAGGAAACACAAAGTTATCTGGAGGACGATAAACGGCAAAAAAGTAAAGACTGTAATCTCTGACAAGGCTGTTGATGGCTGCCAGTTGTATAAATCTCTCTGCACAATCAGAGATAGATACGGAGTCCGATTTGAATTCTGCACGAAAGAAGAAACTGGGCGGCGGATCGTGGAGCTGCTGTCATGACTAAGGGAGAAATCAAACAGTCAGTAAAAATGCCAGAAATTCTCTCCAGGTACGGGCTAAGGCCGAATAGAGCAGGATTTATATGTTGCCCTTTTCACAAGGAAAAGTCAGCGTCCTGCAAAATCTACGATGATTCCTTTTACTGTTTCGGCTGTGGAACTGGCGGTGATGTGTTTGATTTTGTGATGCAATACGAATCCGTCCCTTTTAGTACGGCGTTTATTGAGCTGGGTGGCACTTATATATCAAAAAAAGGTAAAAGCCGCAACCAGATCAGACATGAAATGCGAGATATTAAATCAAAAAAACACAACCCTGTTCAGGATCTTAACGAGATTGAGCAGGTAGAAAAGAACATACTTATGTACGAAACAGCACTAAAAACGTTCCC